TCACCTCCTTTTCAGATATTCAGACATGATATACCCCTGCCGGTTACCCCAGCGAACTTTTGCCCAGGTACGGCCGTTTTTCAGCACCAGTTTCTCCACCCAGACTGCGCCGCCGCAGGGCACCTTGTGGTACAAGGTACACAGTCTGCTGGGCTGATCCCGGAGTTTCACCGGGTTGCCGTCGGGCGTATCCACCAGCGCCCAGCCTGCGGATAATCCGTCGCCTACGCCGCCGGCCGTCTGGTCCTGTGCCAGATGGTCAGGTGCATCCGTCTCCGGAGCGCTGTATTCCACCCACACAGGCAGACCCACCCGGTTCCAGCCGCCGGGAATGGTTTTCTCCTCAAAGGTGCTGCGGCACACGCAGCCTTTGGATGCGCTGGCATGAAGCGCACCCTGGCCGCGTCCCAGATACACGCCCATATGGGAGGCATTGCCCGCGCCATCTCCCCGGTATTGGACAGGTTCACCGCCATCGTCCTCCACGATGAACAGCCACGCGCCGGCAGGAATCCTGCCCATGACGGCGGCGCATTCCTCCGGGGAGCCTGTCCACAGGCAGGCTCGGTAGTGGGCGTTGCTGCCGGCCAGATTGCACCGGCTGCCCGATACACCCAGCTCCATCAGCAGATACTCGCACAGACCCTGACAGTCCATGCCCGCAAGGCTCATGCCGCCGGCCACATACGCAACCGGCTTCTCCTCAGCTGCCGCCAGCAGTTCAAGGGCCGCCTGAACATAGGCCTCTGCCGTGATCTTTTCCATCTTTGTTTCTCATCCTTTCAACAGCAAACAGGCGGCTGACCCGCAGCCGCAATCCCGCAAAAAACGTCACCCGGAGCATCTGTTCCGCTCCGGGTGACGCCCGGTTCAAATCCCGGGAGATTTCTTTACTTTCGGCGGCTGTTCCGGATCACCACGATACCGCTGCCGCCGTTGCCGGCCTTGTTGCTGCCATCGTTGCGGCCGCTGCCTGCGCCACCGCCGCCGGTGTTGGGCTGGCCGTCGCCGCCAATGCCATCCACAACACTGCCGCCGCCACCGTCACCGCCGGACTGATGGTTCCCATAATAGGCGCGCGCACCGGCGCCGCCGCCGCCGTAGAGCGTTGCTCCTTCCTCGCCGAATTCACGGGTGGTTGAGCCCTGACCCTTGCCGCCGGGATAGACGGTGCCGTTTACATGATTGAAACCATCCTGGCCATCGCTTCCGTCAGCGCCGCCCGCGCCGCTGTTTCCGTTGCTGCCCTCGCCTGAGCCTGCACCGCCGCCGCCAGAGCCGCCGTTGCCGCCGCAAAAGCCGTTTTCGCCAGAGCCGCCGCCATAGCCGCCCTCGGCGTACTGGCCAAAGGCAGCGGTGGTTTCGCCCCGTGAACCGGCCATCGAGCCTGCCTGACCACCCTGCCCTACGGTAATGGTGTACTGGGTTTGCGCAGCCGCCACAATGCCCTGCGCCGTAGCGGTGTATCCGCCGCCACCGCCGCCACCGGATGCCTGTTCATACGCATACTGCGAACCGCCTCCGCCGCCACCCACCAGAAACGCATCAATGCTGCCCGGCGTCTTCGTAAAGGTCAGAACGCCGCTGGTCAGCAATTTGATGCGCCAGTTGCCCCTGCCATCATCAAGCAGCAGGTGTTCGCCTGTATACTGATACGCAGGCAGGCCTACCTGCCTGCCGCCGCCAACCATATTGAGAATCATTTTTGCTCCCTCCAATCCTTCGCCGCGCCTGCCAGCGCCGCCGACCAAAAGCCCATCGCGGCCGCCGCCGGAATGATCCACAGCAAGTGCCATGCGTTCATCATACACTTGCCCTCCCTTACACCAGCTTGTGTGCAAACCAGCCACGAACATCGTTGCACTGAACTTTGTACAGACCGGATTCGGTCAATGCAGCCATGAACCCCTCGGGATGGCGAAGAACCACGTTGGGCGTACCTTCGCAAATCAGGTTGACATAAAAGAACGTTGCTTCGCCGTACCAGTACCCGCGTGGAAGGGTCAGCACCAGTTCTGTGCCTTCCGTAGCCGTAACGTTGTAGGTTCGACCTTCGATAGCGAACGGCTGAGTCGAAAGGTCTACGGTCTGGTTGATATCTACGTAGTCGTAGTATCGGTCACAGTCCTTAATGATCATCTGATTCTTGGCGAAATAGCCTCGCTTGCCAATATCCACGCCATCCGTCGCGTCGTCGGTGTACTTGATCAGACCATCGAAGTAGTTGTAATACTCTGGGTTCTGTCCTTCCTGCACAAGCTGGTTGGCGAACACGAATCCGGTATAATTGAACGTGTTTCGGTTGGCGTCTTGGCCGAATGTGATAAACGTATCCCAACTGTTTTCCCACTTGGAGAAACGGCAGCCGTGGAACTGGTTGAATTGGAAGAATCTAAGTTCCATCCCCTCTGAACAACCCTCGATCCCAATGTTATTGAATTTGTTGCCGTTAAATGGATCTGTACATCCGTTTTTCACAGTTCGGATTGGACAACCGCCCATCAACGCGCCGCTTGTGAAGGTGTTTTCGTTGATGTACGACCCAGAAGCCATCGTGGGCTCAAACAGAATACATGTTTCTGCCGTGATTGCTTTAAACTTCACATTGGTGTAAGCAATACCACCGCCGTCAGGATTAAACCAGATACCACGTTCAAGATGATCGGTCAGGCCAATTTCAATGTGATTGTAGAACGGGCTATGAGAATTGTCTGCGCTAATTCTGATACCCGTTCCAGTTTTGGGCGTTACGGTTCCAATATGACGGATATAGATGTTGTTGCTGTTGGTGTTGACCATCAGAGCCGCGCAGTCGTTCACTTTCAACGTGCCCTCGCAATGGAATCGGCATTGAGCGCCTCGAAGGCGAAGTTCGCTGGTAATGAGATATACTCCATTGGGCGCATACACGTTATCGCTATCATTCAACGCAGCTTGGATCGCCGCAGTGTCATCCGTTACGCCATCGCCTACAGCGCCGTAGTCTTTTACGGAAACCACGTTGATGCTGGAAGAACCGCCGCTGCCATACCCATCCGGCAGATATTTGGCATCCAGCTTGTGAACGATCTCCGGCTGGCCGTACAGGCCGAAGGTGAACGTGTCATTTTCGCCCGCGTAAGTCAATAGACCGAAAATGCCGTCCATGGCTTCTACCGTTTCTGATGGCACAAGCGCGACCAAAAAAGGCTCGCCCGTGTCCGGCCCGCCAATAAAAAGTTTTTGGTTTCCTACCACCACAAGCTCCTCGCCCTGGGCTGACAAGCTTTGTGCTGTGCATTCGTATTTTTGTCCATCGACCAGCGCAATGACTTTTTCTCCAACATTAACCTCCATCAAAGGCGGATACATGATTTCGACAGTTTGATATTCATACGCGGCGCTGGGATAAATCTCAGGCATTCCCATTGTGACGGTGAATGCTTCACCTATCAATTCTGGGGCAACTGTCAGCAAGCCAGGCCATCCGAACGATTCTTGATCATCGACAAGGTAGAGCGCAAACAGCTCGTTTTCTTCAACAATTGCCTTTGCACTATAACCATAATATGGCAAGTTTTTTTCCACGGCTTTGATTTGATAAAACTTGCCGGAAACCTCCACAGTGTATGGCTTGCCAGCACGAATAACAAATGGCTCGGAAATCTGATTTTCCTCACTCGCAATGCTAAAGATATTTAAAACCGTCTCTGCGCCTGGTTCTGTCCAGTGCGTTTTCTTCACCCAACCTGTATACCCTTTTGGGTCTGTTGCAAGCATCATGTTGGGATGGCCAGCCGAAAGGAATTTAACATCAAGGGCATGGATGGTCTCCGGCTGGTCGAAAAGCCCAAAGGTAAATGTGTCATTTCCTCCGAGGTAAATAAGCTGGGCATAAGCGCCAGCTGTTTCAACCATTTCGTCAGGAACAACCATAAGAACAAAGGGTTCCCCGGTATCATCGCCCCCCATAATCGATGCGTTTCCGACACCGGCTGCAAGAATACCGCCAATGTCCATTTCAAAAGCTGCACCTGTGTACGCAACGTCATCGAGCAGAACGACGTAAGTCTGCCCAACCGTCAGCTTTTTAGGAAGCGGTTTGTCGAGCACGTTTTCTTCTCCGCTGTACGAATCAACGGGGAGGATGGCGCTCATGCCTTCGTAAACTGCAAATGTTTCGCCAACAAGCTCGTCTGAAACGATAAGAGTCGCGTAAAATCTAAGCGCATTAACGATGTTTTGATCCTTTAAGGATGCGAGCACGAAAGGAGTAAACTCATCGCCGATCATCGCATGATCATAGGGGATTTCTTTCGACTGGTACGCTGTCAAATTGTACGTTTTGCCACCAGCAGTTACCATATAAGTTTGCCCAATCTCAATCGGGACTGGAACTTCAATTCCGGACTCCGTTTCGGTGGGCTGAAACGACCAAACAATCTTCGCTCCAGGTTCTGCCCAATGAGTGCGCTTATCCCACTTGGTAGCGCCATCTGCATCGGTCACCAGCATCATGTTAGACTCGCCGCCCTCAGGAAGGCCGTTGCCGCCGGACACGTCGATATTGTCGATCATCTCCTTGAGCGCCTTGCCCTGTGCAGCAGACAGCGCGGAACTGGTACTGGTGCTGGTCAGATTGTTCACGACGGTCACCGCATCCGACGCGTCCGTTTCCGTGAGATATCCGCTGTCGTTTTCAAGCTGGCTCGTTTTGGTAGGAACCTTGCCCGCCACGTGTTCCTTCACTTTGCCCCACAGGTACGATACGCCGTTGCTGTCAAGAAACTTGCTCATTTCAAGATCGCCTCCAAATCTTCGTCGGTGATAGCTTCACAGGCACAGTTGTCGCCTGTGCCGTTCCCGTCGCCGCTGCCTGTGTCGGCGCTTCCGCTACCGGTCATGCCCGACCCCATGGCAACAATCATCACATTTACCACAACATCAGTAGCAGGCAGCTCCACACACGTGAATGTGATGGTTCCTTCTCCCTGCAAGCTGGCTCTCACCTCAGCGTTATGGTACTGTTTTTCATTCGCTCGATCAGGCGCCGGGGATACAATAGCAGAGGTTTGGCTCGTGTCGGCGCTCATCCCGGTGACAGGAACCGTCTGCTCATAGAGCTCGCCTTTTTGCGTCCAATCTGCCGCCGCAAGCGTAATGCTTTCAGTTTGTACTTGCGGGATGTCATCGTAAGTCTGTATTCCCAGGATCTTTTTTGCATCATCGACATTGTCTACGCCAAGGCCGCCCTTTCCAATGGGTAGAATGCCGACTAACTCATCTAACCGCGGCATGGGGTGTGCATGGTCGCCACGAGCCATTTGCATGCTGCTGCCGCTGTTGGCCTCTCCGAGCCCCAAGGGTGTATCATCGTAAAATTTGAGGCCGTTGATCTGCCCGTCTCTACCCGGTGGAATAATCAGTTTTATTACCGGGCGGTCGAGGGGGCCCCTTACTTCCAGCTGTACTTGCTCTCCTGGTTTCCCTGTTTCAACCTCAAACTGAATAGCTGGTATGGCGAGTTTCTCTGTGCTGATGTATTCTTTCAGCGCGTGGCTCCAAATGCGCCAGTGATAATCCTCACCGATCTGCACTATGTTCTCCATTTCACGTACAGCTTCCAAGCTTTCCTGAATCAGCTGAAAGAAAGCCGGCGCAGGGTCCTTGGCAGAACCAGGCGCAGGCATTGGGATCGAGTATTCCACCACAAATGGCATGGTGTAGCTGTGTGCAATCGCATCCTGCGCATACAGAGCGATCTGCATCAGTCCCTTGCCCGCTTCCGCAGCCATGCTCGCCGGTAAGGTAAACCGCAGGTAGTTTTTTTCCTCCACCTTTACTTCGTAGGGTTCACTGGGAACGCCATCCTTTTCATAGCTTACAGTGGCGATCATGCCAGTCATGTCCAGCAGTGCATTAGGTGTTTCATATACCAACAGCCGCACTTCAACGGCGTTATAGTCATTTTGCCTTACTTCAACCGGCAGTGTTCCGCTGCCGTTGCTCAGGCAAATCATCCGTTCAATCACCATGGCCTCCGCCTCCTTTCCATCTCAGCATAGCAAAAAGGCGCAGGGGTTTTCTCCCTGCGCCGGTTGTGTTGTTTACTTTTTCAGCCAGTTTGCCAGGTACTTATCATCCTTTCCAAACACTTGCTTGATTGCATCGCCCAGCCGTTTGCGTTCTGCAGGACCAGCCGCAATGTATAGCGGTTTCAGCTGCTTAAGGATATTCGTGTCCACCGTCTTCTGCGGATCCTGCGCCGTGCTGTCTGCGATCATCTCGCTGCGCACCAGCGCAATGTCCTCCAAGCTGCATGTGCCGTTGGCATATCCCTGCACCACATTGGCAGCCTCCGTGTAGCTCCATGCTTTGCTGTTCAGCGGGGTGGCTGCTTCTTCTTCCTCTTCTTCGCCTTTTTGTTCGTTGGCATAGACGGCAACGCTCTTGTCGAAGATTTCCTCTGCCCGGCTGTCGCCATTTTCGCCAAGCATATCGCCGTACTCGTCCACAAATTCGCTGCGGATCCGTGCATATTCGCTGACTTTACCGCCTTGTTTTGCGGTGTGCGCGGCCAAAACACGGGCGTCTGCATCCTCTGCAAACTTGCTTGCCATGGCGCTGTCAATGGCTTTTTCGTCCTTCCCCAACTTTCTGCTCACCCGATTCCACTTCTTGGAATTTCCGTCCAGCATAGCATTGTATAGATTCTCATAGCCAATGCTGCTGCTGGCAGTCTCGGTCTTCTCGCTGATGGGGTCAAGCCCAACGGCCTTCAGCAGCAAGTTGGCAAAGCCATAAGTATCTCGCAGCGCATTGCTGAAGCTCTGGCCAGTCACGCTGTCCACCGCTGTTGCCAGCTGACGTGCCCAGCCCCAACCGCTTAGCTTGTTCTCACCGGTCACAAGCTTGCCCACGTTGGTACCCACCTGCACCAGCTTCTCCATGCTTTGCATGTCCGTCCTGCTCACGTCGTAGCCTTGGATCAGGCTAAGCCCATCCTTAATGTAAGGGATCAGCGCCAGCGGGTTCAGGCCCGAAATCACGTTCGAATCCAGCGCAGTGCGTACATAGTCCATAAACTTCTCTCAGCTGCTCCAGTCGCCAAACATAGCCTTGCCCCATTTCTCCCAGAAGTCCTCATCATCTCCGTTGCGCACAGCGTCAATCAGGCTCTGGGCAGCAGCATTGACGATGGTATTCAGCGCATAGGCGCTGATCGTCCGGCAGAATTTACGCTTAGCCACAGGGTCGTGCCGGTTTTCTTTCAGTCGCTGCATGGCGCTCGCCAGCATGTTGTAGGTCTTGCTGGGTTCGCTCATGAAGGAGGTAGCCATCTTGGTCAATCCATCGCCGCTTCGCATCAGCTGGGTGCGGTGAAACGGGGTGTCAACCACTTGTGTGTAGTCGATGATGCCGCTCATCCGATTGCCCACCGCTTCGTAGTAGGCCTCGCTGCCCACAGTCAACTCCGGCTTCAGCTTCCGGGTCTCCGCTTCGCATGCCCGCCAGATGGCGCCAAAGGTCATCTCATCCATCTTGCCAGCCAGCCACATGCCCTCGTCCTTCACTTTGTCTCCCACACTGCGGTTGTCAAATAGGGCTGCCCTCAGACTCTTGCCCATGTCGGTCTCGAAGAATCCCATGCTTTTCAAAAGAGCGATGGGGCAGTGCTGCTTGCTCAGTTCAATGGCTTTTTTCAGCTTCACCCTGCCACCCTTACCGGTCAACCCGCTCATTCCTCGGACGAGGAATCGGTAATCGATCATATCGCCAGCCCGCAGGATCGCCGTTGGCTGCTGGATCACCACTCGCACGTTACGGCCTACGCTGCTGCTCTTCATCACGCCGGTCAGCTTCTCCGTCCATTTCGGGCTGTAGCTCCTGTTCACCTCGCCATTCAGGTCACGGATCAGCTGGGGAATGTACTCCGCAGCTTCCTTTCCCCATTTGGCTTGGATCATCTTCTTCACGCTGCTGCCGTCACCGGGCCGGTAGTTGTACCAGCGCACCAGGTCAGCAATCGGGGCTGCATAGGCGTTGTAGGTGGCCATGTTGTCCACGTGCCGGCAGAAGGTATCAAAGATGTCGCCGATGTACAGCGCATTCTTGGCCTTCTCTTTCAGTGCCTTGGTCATGCCCATGTTGGCAATAGCGTACAGGTTGTCCTGCTGCCCTTCTGAGGAAATGTTGCTGTCCACGCTGTCCGGATCAACCCGGATGGGGTAGTAGTTCTTCTCGCCAAACTTCTTGTATCCGTACAGCTGCAAGGAGGTTTCGTTGCCCCACTGGGCGCATTCGTTGGCCATGTACTGCTGCAAGGCATCCGCCAGCGCCTTTTCCTCTGATGTCAGCGTATCGGTCAGCTTTTCAATGTCGCCTTCGTTTACCTTCACCGCTCTTGCCTTGTCGTTGTCACCCACACGGATACCGCCGACGCTTTCATCATACAGGTGCCCTCTTGCTTGCTCACGTTTGTTCAGGCAGTAGATTTCCATCACCTGCCCCTTGGTCAGCTCCACCGTGCCGCCGCTCAGATCGTAGGCTGTTGCCTTTGCCTTCTTCCCAGCAAATAGTTCTTTCTGCACTTTTGCGGGAATTTTGCTCACGGCTTCCTCCACATACGCCATGGCTGCTGCCCGGTGCATCGTCTTCTTGTCCAGGCCATTCCGCAGGCTCTGGTACATCTCTTTGGCTGCGCCGCCCAGCTTGTCGAAGAAGTGCATGCTGTCCATCTGGCCAACCGTCAGGAAATCCCTTGCCCCGTTGACAATTTTGCCCCGGTCTTTCCAGTCTTTCCGTTCTCCTGCCTCCTGCAGGAAGCGGCCCGCCGAACTACTGATGCGAATCGCTTTTTGGTTTGCAAAGGCAGTGTCAGCTTTGTTCACCGTCCACACAGCGCAGTGTACGATGTTTCGCACCTGCTCCATTTGGTCTGCCGTCAGCTGGTCAAGGCTGTTCATGTCCTGCAGCTGCTCCGCCATAAAGCGCATGGTTTCCAGCATGTCACTGTCCACAATAAAGGAGCGAGTGCTCTCCCCGTTCGCTGCATCTTGCATCATGTTACGCAGTCTCAGGATCCTGTCGCCGATGCTACGTTCCCTGCTGCGCTTACCCAAATCAAGGCTCTTGAGGAAGGCGGTCAGTGCGCCGGTCAGCTCGTCCTGCACATGCTGCTTGTCGGTAGGCTTCTCCACCTTCTTCAGCAGCTGGTTGGTCTCCCGCAAAATTTGTGCCCGGTACCGGTTCTTCCGTTCTACATCCCTGTGCCGGGTTACAAACTCACTGCGCCATGCTCTGGCTTTCTCCCGCATGGCTTCCCGGTAGGCTTCCATGTCGGCAAGGTTCTGCTGCTTGGCGTCTGCAATGCGCTTGTCTACTCCCGCCTGCGCTTTTGCAACCCGCAGATCTGCATCCGCTGCTGCTTCGCTGATGGCTTTATCCGCTCTGCGTTCGGCTTTGTCGGCCGCCATTGCGATCCGGACATTCGCATCCTTGGTTACTTTCGCATATGCCTCGTCAAAGGCAGCTTTGTGCTCCTTGGCAAATCGCTCAGCCACTTGCCTGTACTGGTGCAGCTTCAGTCCCAGTCGGTTCTGCTCCTTGGCAGCGCTCTGCACGCCGCTCAGGTTCATGTAGCCCTTGAACAGCTCATGGGTTAGCCATTGGGCAGCCTCCCGTGCGTCCAGTCCGCTTTCGTTGTGGTACACAGGCTGCACATACTCCGCTGCTTCCATCAGCAACCGTACCTGATCGCCGCTGGTAGCATCCAGTGGGAACAGGTGTGGGGCAGTCTCATGCAGCTGTTCCCACACTGCGCCATCCAGCGCACTGCCGCTATTACGCAGGTTCACCCTCCCAAACAGCGCCTGCCGGTACGCACCATAGCTGCCGCCCATCAGGCTGGCCGCTTCCTTCTGCTGCTCGGTACTCAATGCAATCTGGTTGTGCTTCAGGTAGTAGCGCAGATCGGCCACTTCTTCTTCGTGCTGCATATCCAGCGTCTTGCTCTGGCTCAGCATGTCTTCAGCCAGGGCGGTGGCCTCGCTGCTCAGCCCCTGCATATCCAGCTTGTTGCCGCTACGGCTGGCATAGTCAAAGATGCTCTTGATCCGTTGCGTAGCTTCGTCCAAATCCATCTCGCTGCTGGCGGCCTTCAGTACCCTGCGTGCCACTCTGGCCGCCTCCGCATCCGTCATCCGGTGGGCAGCAGTCATGGTCAGCAGCTCCTCCAGCACATTCTCGCCTTCACGCACGGTATCGTCGTAGTCGCTCATGCTATAGCGAATATCAGTATTGTCATCCTGAAAACGCTTAGAGAGAGGGATCACATTGCCAGCATCATCATAGGTCACTGGCTCGGCAGATTTGATCTGAGAGGATTCAAACGCCACCGCTTCGTCGCCATCTTCAGACTGCATCACGCCATCATAGCCCATTTCCTTCAACGTTGCAGTGAATTCTTTGTTGTGATCAAGAAGAACCCTTGTGAAGTTTGGCATATCAACAGAGGAATACACTCTGGATGCAAGGTAATCATAGGAGATACTAAGCTTATCAACCTTGCCAGCCACACGTTTCTGAAATCCGTAGTCTTTGAATGTGTGTTTCTCTCCACCGTAGTCAAACTCATGAATTTCAGGATCCGCAAGCACAACAGTTTCCTTGTCTCCAAATTCTCCGTCCACTTCATCGTACAGGAATTCGGTATCAGAGAGTACTTTCTTGTATTCGTCAGCAAATTCACGGATCGGAATCTCTTTAAAGCTTTCTCCTTTTCTTGCAACATCAATGGTAATTTTCTCTGCGATCTTGGGGAACTTGTCTGCAAAATTCATCAGCGCAACGGCACTTGATGCGTTGTAATCAAATGTTCTCTCGCCGTTGTATTCATGCAGGTTTTCTTGGAAGTTGAATGGGTTTGTCAGATTTAGATATGCAGGAATGATCCTTTTTCTTCCGTAAAAGGATGCCTCTCCTTTAGAATACGCAAAGTAGAACCCACGCCCAAAGAACCCAGTGTCTCCGCTTGACATACCGATATATTGAGGATCAAACACTGTAAAGTCTTCAGAATTGGTTCCATGGTATACAACACGCAATTTCCCATTAGGCGTTCTCAGTTTGGAATCCGGCATGCTTTCCTCAGCGGCTTGTGCAACCAGATCAGCAATCTTGTCCATGTTCCCCTGCTCAACAGCAGAGGAATACGCTGCGTCAAAGTCAGAACGACTGTGCTTGACATTTTGTGTATCCCCTGCTATACTCCTAATGAAACCAAAGCGTTTTCCCCCCAAAGGCACATGGATGCCGCGGGCTTGGAACCACGCAGAGGTTTCTTTTTTGTTTGGATTAAGGTACAAAACGGAGTCGTCTGTAATCTGACGCCAATAATCGCCTCGTGCGTGCACGGTTCTTATCTTTGCAATAGAAGCTGTTCCGCTTCTATCCTTGGCTATCATAACCCCGACAACAATTGGTGTTGTACCATTGTGGATCAGATGCCCATATACGCTCACTGTATTATTTTTATATTGCGTAATGACAATTGGATTTGCTAAAAGAGAAGGGATTTCCTTATACACTTTCTCACTTAGATGATCACCATGCTTGTCCAATTCTTTAAGTGCTTTGCTGACATCAAAGTAAAGTTTACCGTTTGGAATTCCTACTTGCTCAAGTGGAGAGCCTTTTTCAATTGTTCCCACAGTAATATAACTATCCGGGTTAAGCTGACGTAGTTTATCTACAAGCCCAGAAAACAATTTATGTTCTGCGAATGATGCTGTTTTCGGACTTGACTTTGTCCCAGAATTTCCCGAAGCAGCTTCCCCCTCACTCTGCATAATGCTCTCCATCACATCATACAGCCCCTGCAGCGTAGCGGCATCTTCCTTCAGCGCCCCCATCTGCCGCCAGCTCTCGCTGCGCTCGCTCAAGGCCTTGCCCGCTGCTTTCACGTCGCTGATCAGGTTCTTCAACCAGTCCATCAACTTTTCAAACAGCGTCCGATCCTGCTCATACAGCTTTTGCAGCGTGCCTTCGTCCTGCAGCATGGCAGGTACCGTGTTGCAGATCACTTCCTCGGCGGCGTCCTCCCGGCTCAGGCCAAAGCTGTCCATCTGGTACTTAACCAACTTCTCAAAGTCCTGCCCCTTGTCAGTCAGCGCTTCCTGCACCCATCCGGAGAAGGTGCTCCAACTGGTTTCGTGCTCTGCCTTCAGCTGGTGGGTCAATTCGTGCATGGCTACATAGGCGTAGGCCTTGGCATCCGCATCCAATGCGATGTCAATCTGGCCCGTCTGGGGATTGTACTGTCCGTTGGCCCGCTGGCCATCTGCGGTGGCAATGCTGTCCACAATGTTGATGGTTGCGCCCATCCGCTTTGCCAGCTGGCTTACCACTTCCATGTTGGCAGCTGCCACCCGCTGCTCCTGCCGGGTCATGCGGTTCCATGCGCCCTTGGTAAAACTCCGGTTCATTGTGCCCTTGGTAGAGGATAGGGGAGTGGTGGCTTGCTGATGCGCCCCGGCACCCAGCCCCGCAGCATACGCATCCTGCATAGCGCTCTGCGTCATCACCTGCGGGATCACGCTGCCCCGGATCACCTCTGCCATGTCCATCCCGGCTGCTGCCCGGCGGTATACCATGCCATATGCCTGAGCATACTCCGAAGGAGCAACACTCTTGCCATTCACAGTTTCTGTATACCCGGTCAGGTAACTCTGCAATCCTTCGCCGCTCAGGTTCTTGGCGCCATCGGCGGTCATCAGCTCCTGCACCGTTTCGTCCGCAAAGGCCAGCTCGCCAGCCATGGCCGTGCCACGGTTGCCTGCTTCGTCAACGGTGTGCAGTACCACATTCTTTCCATCCTGCGTGGTCTCAAAGCCGATCACTTGCACATTGCCACTACCGTTTTCGGCATCGATCATAGCCGCCGCCATGGGCCGGTCGAAGCGGCTCACACCATCTGCGTCCTCCTGCGCCACCGGTACTGCTTGCGCAGCTGCTTTCTGCTCAGTCTGCTTAGTTGCCAGTGCATCAGCTGCTGCTGCCAGTGGATCCACCATAGGCTGCATCTGCAATTGCTGGTCTGCGGTTTGCAGTCCACTGCTGTTCCTGTTGTAGATGAGTGCGTTGCTACCTGCCAGCAGGTTGCTCCCCTCGCCGCTGAGGAATCCCGTTGCGGCAGCGTTAAACACATCCCACATCAGGTCTTTCTTCGCCTGGGCATGCGCTTCCTCGCTGCTCATGCCGGTTTGCTGGTATTGCGCCACATTCAGGTTGTAGTTGCTCATGGGGCCCATCAGCGCCTGATCGCTCACATGGCTCAGCAGCTCGCTCAAGCCTTCGCCGGGGGCTTCGCTCAAGCCGCCTTTCAACGCGCTTCCCAGCACATCCCGGAAGGTGCGAACGTCTTTTCCTTCGATGGTATCCAGCAGCGTGTCCATGGGCAGATATTCCGTGGCGGTTTCAAAGGCAATGCTCAGTCCACCAAGTGCCAGCGCCTGCTCATCCGTAGCGCCTCTCAGCTTGGCATCCTGGATCACGCTTCCTGCGCCGCTGCTGCCCAGCAGCAGAGAGCCACCCAGCGCAGAGCCACCGGAGAGCCGTCCGGCCACCAAGCTGTCAGCGCTGCTCATGGCTGCATTGTATCCGGTTTTCATCAGCCAACTTGCGAAAGTATCCGTGCCGTCCTCTTTCCCGTAATGGCGGGTAATATTCTGGCCCACCTCGTCACGCAGCGTCCCCGTCATCTGCCCAAACATGAACTGGTCAGCATATGGGTCTATTTCTTCGCCCGTCAGCTTCTGCGTTACGCTGTACAGTGTACCAGCAAGGCTCATTGGCGAGGTAAGCACGCTCAGTGCGCTGCTCCCTGCGCCGCCCCAGAAGCCGTTTCCTGCCATGTCCCGCAGCGCCTTATCACGTACAGCATAAGCCTTCTGGCCGTATTGCCCTTCCTGCCGCATGGCATTCCAGTAGTCCTGCGCTGTATCCGCTCCATAGCGGGCTGCCATGCCCATGTACACCGCTGCATCTTCGTCGGTCAGGTTTTGCAGCATCTGCGTGTCTCCGGTTTCCAGCATATCCACAGGGTTTATTGCTCCATACTGTTCCCTAAAGCGGAGCTTGTTCATCAGGTCGGCATGCTCCGCTGCATCGCTGCCTTTGCGCTGGAACAAAGGTGCATGATAGCTTTCGCCATATGCTTCGCCCTCTTGCCCAATCCCGTACTGCTGTCCGTAACTGCGTAGGTAGTCCGCATCACTGCGCCCGGCATACTGGCCAATGTCCTCGCCCAGAGCCTCCGTCGCCGCCGTGGCCTTGTCTTCCAGTTGCTTTCGTCTGCGCTGTTCAGTTGGAGAATACTGCGCATTGGCCATGGCGGTGTCCAGCTGTTCCTGTAAATCTGCTTTGCGCACAGGGTCGCTTTCGGCATCGATGGCAGGTTGCAGGTATTCCTGCGCCCTTTTCGCCGCTTCGGGCAGGTTGTCTCTTTCGGCTTCCCATGCGTCATAGTCGTGCATATAGGTAAGGTAGCTGTCAGGGTTAATGCCATACACCGCAGGGGTTGCGGCTCTGCTTCCGGCAGTCACACCCTCCAGCGGTTTGTATACGAGTCCCCGCTGGTCTGCAGCCACAGCATTTTCGCCCGTTCCATACCAGCCATATCCAGCCGGTAGCCGCCCGGTGGCGTTCACATCCGCCACCAGTCTCTGTCGCATCTGGTCTGTAGGTGCGGCAGTCCTTGCCATCTGATGAGGCATTTCTCTCTCAGTAGTCGCTCCCATGTTTGCGAACGCATGCCTGCCTCCATCAGGTCTTTGTGCAATGCGGCTTGCCGCTTCGCTTGTTTCCCGGACGGCTGCACCCATCAGCATTCTGGCGGCGTCCCTTCTGGCCTGTGCTCGCTGTTCCTGCCGCTCCCGCACCGGATCAATGCCCTGGCTGCGCAGATAATTTTCACGGTTCACAGAAGCAGGCGAACGGGTGTCCGCCTGCTTCCTGCTGATAGTTCTTTTCGCTGCTGCCTGGGCTTCTGCTTTTCTCGCTGCTACTGCCGCAACTGCTTGTGCCAGCTTGTCTCTGTCTGTGGTTTTCTTTTTCTCAGGCAACCGAATATTCTTTGCCATGTCGTACCTCCTCAGTTGCGGGTCTGCATGGTTTGCTTTTTGTTAATGGATGGGCCTGCTGCCGGCACCCAATAATCATCGTTGACATTCTGCTGCTGTATCAGTACAGCCGCCGCCTTCGCCAGGGCATCTCCTGCTGCCTGCCCCACAGTGTTCACGCCGCTTTGCAACGCTTTTTTCGCCGTGGTTGTAGAGCTTCTTCCACCACCGCCACTTCCACCGGCTGCCTCAGCAAGCTCCAGCGCCCGGTTGTGCCAGTAGGTTCGGTCGGTGTCCCACATGGCCATGTCGTTCATATACCGCTGGTATTCCTGATCGCTCATGTCCATGTACTTGCCATACAGGTAGTTCAGCATCTGCTGGTAATCGCCCATGGTGTCCCGGTACCGGCCGTAGTCGATTTCGTCTGCACCTTGCAGCATTCCCAGATTGGCCCGCATCGTGTCCCCTTCGTTCTGGTACATTGCATATGCTACCTGCTGCAACTGGGGAATCTTTGCACTCAGATCCTCCATATACCGCTGGTAGGTCTGCTGTCCCACCTGCTGTGCATAGCTGTTGCCGTACCCTCCTGTCAGGGCAGCGCTCTCAGCCATGGCATCCTTCATGGCCAGCTGGCCACCCCGTTGGTACTGCTGGGCATACTGCTGGTACAGGGGATCGGCCGCATAATCGTAGCTGAACTTCTCCCGGTTCATGATGCTGTTGATCATGCTCTGGATCTGATCGCCATATGCGCTCTGGTACTCGCCGGGCTTGTTGGTCTCGTGGTCAGCCAATGCCTGCCCCGCCGCCTTCACTGCATCGCTCTGGGTGTAAACCTGCCTCGCACCGTCATAGTTGCTCAGGTTCACCGGCGTGTAGTAACTCTGCGTAATGCTCGCAGGGTTCACGCTGGGGGCTTTGGGTGCAGCCACTGTGGCCGTCGTGGTCGTACTTGTGGTCGGCAGCGTGCTGCTCTGGGGCGATGTCACGCCGATTTCCGTCAGTTTCTTTGTAGTGCTCATGCTGTGTCTCACCCCTTGTAATAATGTACTGTGCAGTCATCCCATGGTTCGCTGCTGCCGCTTGGTTCTATCCAGATCATCCCCGCCGTTGGGGTGGCTGGCTCGCTGCTGCCAATGTGGATATTGCCATCGGTCAGCACATTCGTGCCGCCCTTGGTCAATGTCCCAGAGAATATGCCGCTCTTGGCAGTCAAGGATCCTGCACTGGTCAATGTGCTGCCGTCAGCCATGGTCACACCAGAGGCATCCACTGTCACGCCGCTGTTTTTCAGCAACTGCACAGCCTGTGCGCCACTCAACAGGTCCATCAGCAGCGGCCACAGCTCGTAATGGGTGCCTCCATCTTCATGTGTAGTCTCCGCTTTCCTGCTAAGGCTTCGTTCAATCCGTTTGGATAGGGAGGTAATGCTCTGCTTGTCTGCAGCTGTGCTGGATTTCTCCAGCGCAGCGCTCATTTTGTTCAGCTGCTCCTGTAGCTCTTGGGAGAGGCTTTCTTCTCCCAAATGGTTCAGCGCATGCTGCACCTGCCTCTTCAGCTGCTCCATTGCATCCAGCACCATTTGCAGCTTCCGGTCTGTATCCCTCTCTCTGGAGAGGTCTGGCACCTTAATATCTGCCATACCCATACTGATCGCTCCCTGTTTCCACCCGCATCGTCAGGCTGTACAATCTGAATCGCCCCCGCCCCCGCAGCCGCAGCCGGATGAAGCTCGCCCGCTTGGGAATGATGGGAATCGTCATGTTTTGCCGCTCGGTTGGGGTGCGGTCAAACACCTGCTCCCACTCGCCGCGGCCATCGTACTGGATCTCCACATACAGCGGACAGTGTGCTTCTGTCTGTGCATGCAGCTGTATGGCGCTCACAAATTGCGCCGCCTGCCTGTCCTTGCCAATATCACCGGTTTCCAGCATCCACTCCACGTCGCTTTCCGGCTGGCTGTCCTCTGCAGCATAGGCTTCGCCGCCTGTCATGCTCCACAGGTATCCGTCTGTGTCCAGCATGTATAGCTCATCGCCACAGCTGGCAAAGTCCTGTACATCGGCATCGTCTTCCTTCACCCACACATTCAGCGAGGTGTCGTAAACAAACAGTTCCCGGCGCCCGTTGCTGTTTTTCAGGCTAATGTAGTACAGCCCGCCCTTTACACCCGCAATGCCGCCCGTTAGCTTGCGTTTCCCTAACTGCTTGGAGATGCCCACAGGCGTGGTACTGCTATAGGCGCATACGTCCTCATCACTCATAAAGTACAGATGTTCATTCACCCGGCACAGGCTTTTCTCGCTGCCTTTGGCCACGCCCCTGCAGTCGGTGGTGCTCAGCTGGAAGTTGCTTGGCTTGGTGCCAAGAATGTGGTGCAAGCAGTTATCCTTAAAGAAAATCACATACCCTTGATTCGCCGCCGCTCCGGTAAACTCGCCGGTTGTGCCGACGGTTACTGCATAGCTGTCTCCTGCCAGCCCCAAATACTGGTTCCAGTTCTTCGGGTCGCCTAAAGCGCTGGCATAGATTTCATGTTTTTCCGATGAGCAACCCCAAATCCGGTTGTTGTGCTCCACCAGATAATCCATATCCGGGATAACTCGTTCAATCGTCACAGGCTCTTCTTGCTCAATGGGCGCCGTAATCAGGCCCACGACTGTAACAAAATCCTCTCCGGCTTCCACCAGATAATGGCTGCCGGTCAATTCTGCGCTGTCGATTCCCGTAATGGTCACGCCATCATGTTGCTGAAACGCCTTCCCAATGCCATTCGCAGCAATCTTCGTGTACACCGTTGGGATAGCCGCCCACTCGCCATTGGTGTCGCTCCATTGCCGCAGCACAGCGGGGGTCTGACTCACATCCATCCAAAGTGCGCCATTTTCCGGTTCAGTTGGTGCGGCAGTTCCGGTGTGGTATCCCTCGTAGGGGGTTCCGTCCAGTTTGCAAAGAACACAGGTTACAGTCCCCGTGGTGGTAAAGGTTGCCGAAAGTCTCCCGAATTCATCGGTGTGCGTGTTGTAGTAACATTTATCAGGCCAGATCAGCACATACGCACCCATGCGCACAAACTGCTTTGGATTGTCTGCTACAGTTCCTTTCAGCTGCCCACCGTAATAAAATTCTGTGCCGTCAACCCAGCACAGTTCCTCATGGGCAAACAAGCCATTTGGTTTTTCCAGTTTTCTCAACTTTCTACGTGGTTTTCGGGATGAGATCACGGGCAGCAGCGCACTGGTAATGTTCTGCATCTCGTAAAACTCTTCATCCCGGATACGCAGGTTATGGTTCAGCCCGGCAAACGCCGTCACACCCTCCTGCCGGGTGCGGATATGGTTCAGCTTTGGCAATCTTACGCTCACGCAATGATCCCCCTTATGCCGCTGATGTGTACAGCCTTCGCCACATGGCTCCGAGTAAAACTGTCCACAAAGCCTTGGTACGCATCTTGCCACATCAACATGGAGTTGTTGTAGCGGTCAAAGTCTGCGTTATGGTAATCAATCTGCGCTGTCAACCACTTAATGTAAACATCGTCATGGGGGAAGGGAATCAGCAGCTGGGTGAGCGCATCCGTGGCAGAGTAGGGGAGAGCAGGCTTCTGGTCCTTGGGCAGGTAGTTGCTCATCACATCCTCCCATACACGCCCATCCAGCTCGCTCAGCCAGCGCATCAGGGTGTCATCGGTGTACTGGTGGGGCTTCACCCGCCCGATCTCCATCAAAATCTCTGGTGCGGTCATGCGCTCACCCTCCTGTTATCAGATCTTGTACTGGTCAGCCTTGCTGGTAAACTTCCGGTTCAGGTCATCCAGCAGCATCAGGGTCTTGGCGTCAGCGTCCTCGTTCTCCTTGATCGCCAAGTACACGAAATAGGGAATCTCCACCTGCACGCCACGCTTGATGATGCAGGTGTAATCGTTCACACGCACATGCAGCGGTTCCTTGTGCAGGCTGTCCAGCGGCAGCGTTACCTTCACCTTGCGCTTCATGTCGTTCTGATCCTCCATAGGCTTTGCAGCAACGCTCTGCTTCTGGGCTTTCAGCTCCTGCTCCTGGGCAGCCAGCGCTTCCTGCTGGCTGTTCAGCTGTGCCAGCTTGTCATCCAGTTCTTTCTGCTTGGCTGCAAAGTACGCATCCATCTCTTCCATCGTGGTGGGGCGCTCGTTGGTGGTGTCGGTGGTAGGGGTGTTGGTCTTAGCCATATTCGTTCCTCCTTATCAATCAAAAAGGGAGCGGGGGAAACCCCGCCCCCGTAATGGTGGTGCGTCAGTTGCTCTCGGCCACAGCGCCCATGCTCTCAGTGGAGTGCTCGATTCGTACCATGTACTCTTCGATCAGTCGCACAGCGGCCTTGGTCATCTTCCAGCCCTGGGTGGCGATCTGGTTCAGGGGGTCGCTGGTGCCGCCGCTGCCCCGCTGCTTGAAGATGTGCTCAAGGCCCAGGCCCTGAATGCTGGTGGTGGCGTAGGCCTTCTTGCCCAGCAGCATGGTGCAGTACACAGCGGAACCATCAGCACCAGCGCCATAGCCGCAAACCACCGCACCCGCCTCCACATTCTGGATGGCAGCGCTCACAGTCAGCTTGGCCACACCGGCTGCGCCAGCGGTCACGGCAGTCACGGTTGCTTCCTTGCCGCCCACATACACCTTCAGCGCCTCGCCGTTGGTGATCTTGTCGTTGGCTTCCTTCGCCTGTTCGGTGGAAATGGCGGTATCCAGCACAATGTACGTGCTGCCAGTACCGTCCAGCGCAGTGGCCAGCGGCGCACGACAGATGCCGGGCACCATCTCACCGGGGCCGATGATCTTGGCTTCAGTGCTCTCCACATAGCGCACGCCATGCAGCTTGCCGATTTCGCCCTGCTTGATCTCCTCCAAACTGGCGTACTTGTGCGCTTCGATCCACTCAGGGTCGCCGGTCACATCGCAGCTGGTGTCGGGATGGATAATGGCCACGAAGCCACCATCAAAGGGCTTGGCATTCACACGTTTCAGGTCATTCACACATTTGCGCATCACGGCAGGGGTCAGCCGGTTCTTGGTGGTGATGGCGCTGCGGGTCAGAATCTCGCTGGTGGTACCATCACCGTTGATGGTGGGCGCAAACCGCTTGCAGCTGCCGGCGCATACGATGTCACGGGTGATGGTGTCACCGGTGCGGCCTGCCTGGCTGCCCAGCATTTCACCGGTCTGCACAGCGATGGGGTCGATGGCGGTCACGTCGATCACATCAGAATAACGCACAAAGTCGCCAAACTGGTGTACATCAACAGTCACCGTGCTCACGTCCAGCTTGTTGCCATCAGGCACAACGCCTTCCGTAAGCGGGGTCAGTGCTTTCTTCAAGGGTGCAAACTTTCGGAACTCCATCGT